CCGACTTAGGCTTGCGAGCCACTTTCATTTTGTTCCACACCCGGAGGCAGAACAATCGGAACGCGCTTTGCCCACTCCACGATCTCGCTGTAGAGGGGTCCGGGTAAGCCCTTCAGCTCATCACAGAGCTGTTGATAATGGGCTGGCGTTCGCGTTTTAAGGTTGGCATAAGTGGCAACCATTTTGGCCCATGATTGGGGTACGACGAGAGGTTGTTCCTCACCCGTGTACACGTACAGTTTGCTACAAAATGAAACTTGAGTTCCATCGTCAGGAAACTTCTCGTATTCACGGGTGACGAGTCCCCATGAATTATAGAGACGCATCGTCTCTTCAGGGTCCCTTGTCCACTCGTCACAATCGTCACCAAGGACCATAGCCTCCAACGCACCTGAGGCAAAAGCGTACATGAGACGCATGATCCCATTCCCGTAGGAGGTCATGTAAGTCCCAGACGGCATCATGCCATACTCGGTGGACGTATAGAGTTGGTCCCCGATCACATAGACAGATCGTGGCGCAAGAACGGCCCATAACTTGGCGAGTCTAAACCACTCCTCCTTGTCAGGGCCTTCGGCGCAATCGTACAAATTGAGGGGAATTTCTTCAATCATCTCTGGGGAAACTCTCCTCTCCCAACCACTAACATCACTAGCGGTGGGGCCAAATCCAAGTCGTTCGGAAATGGTCTTGACCTTATGTAGAACGGCAGCATCGTGATGTTGTCCTCGACCAAGACCAACCATGTTTCCAAGGTTCGGGTAGTGGGATTTCTCCTCATCACAGTAGTCCGCGAAGAGAAGACGTTCAACCACCTGGTCCACCAAGGAAATCGCCATGATCAGTCTGGGAGTATTAACCTTCCTAGACGGATGCTGTTCCCCCTTAATGAAGGGGCGCACGGGATCCTTAAGGCCCATGGCGATGGCCACGGTCGGATCCCGTTTAATTCGTTCTACTTGCTCCGAGTCGACACGGCGCCATCTTTCGAATCTTTCTTC